CAACAGAAAAATGCACGGTGATAAAAAACGCAATAGAAAATTTTCCGAAAAGAAAAACATTTAAAAAGGGTGACCCAATCAAAATGATATTTCATCCAACTCCATGGCGAGGTTTGAATGTTATACTTGGTGCTATGCAATTGTTAAAGAATGACAACATCACCCTTGATGTGTTTTCATCCACAAAAATTTATGGCGATCAGTTCATGGATGCAAACGATGATCAATACAAATCTTTATATGCTCAAGCAGCACAACTTAAAAATGTTAATTATAGAGGTTGGCATAGTAATGATTACATATGTGAACACATAACAGACTATCAAATATTTCCATATAGTAATAACTGGGAAGAAACATCTTGTATATCAGCCATTGAAGCCTTAGGTGCAGGACTACATATGATTACCACAAACTATGGTGCTTTATTTGAAACTTGTTCTGAGTGGCCTGTATATGTTCAATATGACACAAACTATAAAAATATGTCTGAGTGTTTTGCATATGCAATTGATTCAGTGGTTGATTATTTACATCATGATAGATGCCAAGAACATTTACAGATGCAACAAGATTTTTATAAAAAGTTTTATTCTTGGAATAAAAGAAAGATGGAGTGGACTAATTTTTTAGAAGGAGTTTTAAATGCAAAATCATGAGCCTATTTGGTTTAACAAAAAAGAAAAATCTGATGATGTAAAATATTCTGTGTTTGTTGGCACACCTTGTCATTCTGATGTATCCATACATTACACTCAGTCAGCTTTAGAATTACAAAAATATTGTTGGCATAATAAAATTAACTTGATGTTTCAATTGTTCAAGTCTTCACTTGTCACACAAGGTAGAAATCTATGTGTCTCTGCTTTTTTACAAACTAAATGTACACACTTATTATTTATAGATTCGGACATAGCATTTAAACCACATAGTCTACAGCATCTATTAGATGCTGATAAAGATGTAATATCTGTGCCCTACCCCTTAAAAGATATGTGTTGGGATAAAGGATATGAAACTATTCAACAGGGCAGAATAAAATCTGTTGAGGATTTAAAGACAAAAGCCTTTTATAGGTTTCCCATGCGTGTCCCTGATGCCAGTGATATCAAGGTTGATAACCATGTTATTGAAGTAACTCACTCACCTACTGGATTTATGCTAATTAAAAGAGAGGTGTTTGACAAAATGAAAAAGCATTATCCAGAAAAAGAGATATACCAAGATACCTTAATTAACGGCAAATTACAGAAAACAAAGGAGATGTGGAACTTTTTTGACACCTTGCATAACCCAGAAGATAAGACCTATTTAGGTGAGGATTTTGCTTTTTGTAAGATATGGAAAGAAGCAGGTGGTAAATGTTATGCCTATGTGAACGATGAGATTAGCCATGTTGGAGAACATACCTATACAGGTAGGTTTGGCGATGAGTTGATAAAGGACAAGTAAAATGGTAGAATTAGCCTTTTAGATCTAAAGGAGAAAATATTTAAATGTTACAATTCTTACCCTATGCATTAGCAGCCTATGGAGGTTATCGAGGTTACAGAGATTCAAAAGATCAGGGTATAAGCGGGATAAATAGATTATTAAATACAGCTGCAGGTGCAACTATAGGTTATAATTTAGGGACAGCTGTACCAGGTGTTAAAGCGTCAATAGGAACTCAAGGTGGTTTTGTTCCATTCTCACAATTACCAGGTATTAGATCTATTCCTATGATTGGTGCTGGCACTACTCAGCAGACAGCATTACAAAAAAGTGCGATGTTTCCAGGTGAAGATGCATTAGCAAAAGATACCATAAAAAGTTTAACTGCGGATAAAGAGAAAAGATCACTGACAGATTTATTATTAAGAAAAAAAGATGGTGGTTATGATCCTTTGAAAATTTCTGCATTAGCAGCTGGTATACCTTTAGCGATGGGTGCTTTCGATCAAGGGCCAACGGACATTTATCAGCCAACTTACAATGTTGGTTACGCAGACTTTGCAGAACAAAGACCTGGATACACATATATAGATCCACAAACAGGACAAGAAAAACAATATGAAAAAATTTATATACCTGAGGCAGATCCAAAAAATCAAGGTGATTTCAGGGTAGGTCCTTTTGCTATGGATAAAACAAGATTAAGAACTGGTGGATTAGCAGAGATTAAAAAATTTAATCAAGGTGGTATAAATTATTTACCATCAAAACTTGAACATGATGAAAACGATGCAAATAATTATGTGCGTGCACATGGTTATATAGAGGACGGATCAGGTGCAGGTGATAAGGACGAGGATACAATGTTAGCTCAATTAGCAGACGGAGAGTTTGTAACAAGGGCAGATGGAGTATTAGGTGCTGGAATCATAGCTGGAGCAAACCCAAACAGCATGAAAGACATGAGAGAAAAAGGTGCCAAATACTTCTACGAACAACAAGCACGATACAAACGTGTGTTTGATTTATTGAAGGAGAAAAATGGCGACAGCACAAAAACGAATTAAACCATTAGTAAACGTTCTTCCAATTGAACCAAAAGATATTGATAGATTTTGGCCTTTAATGGAGTTCATGATTGCTGAAGCGTTAGTTTTTTCAGGTAAGTATGCAGATCCAGAATGGTTTTTTAGAGAACTTAAAAAAGATGTAATGCAATGTTGGATTATGTTTGGTTCAGATGAACAAGAAGAAAACAAAGTTTTTGGTGTTTGTGTTGGAAGAATAGCAGAGTTACCAAATTATACACAATATGAAATAATTATATGTACTGGTAAAAGAAGAGAGTTATGGGAGGATAATTTAGTAAATGAAGTAACCAATTTTGCAAAACACAATAAGTGTAAAAGAATGAGTATAATGGCTAGACCTGGTTGGGAAAAAATTTCTAAAAAATGGGGCTGGCAAAAGAAACACGTACAACTAGAGAAATGGATATAATATGAGTTTTTTTGGAGGAGGATCATCAAGGGCACCATCGCCACCGGCATCACAAACTTCTATAGTTAGAGAGGCACCTGGTATAGAGGAACGTAAAATAGAATTGATGGACATTGCGAGACAGATCGCGCAAAAACCAATTGATCTACCAGATATACAAGCAGCAGGGCCAAGTGCTTTAGAACAATTAGGATTTCAAAAAGCAGCAACAACAGGTGTAGGTGCGGGTACTGTTCAACAAGGGATACAACAAATACAACAAGCAGCAGCTCCTATTGGTGCACAACAGATTCAACAATATTTAAATCCTTACCAATCATACGTAACTGATGAAATTGCAAGACAATCGCAAATGATGCAAAATCAATTGGGTGCACAAGCGATTAGATCAGGAGCATTTGGTGGTGGTAGAGAAGGTGTTCAACAAGCAGAATTACAAGGTAGAGCTTTGTCAGCAATGGGTCAAGCTCAGGCACAAGGTTTCAATACTGCATTAGGTGCAGCACAAAGACAACAACAAGTTGGATTAGCAGCAGGTCAACAACTTGGTGCTTTAGGAGCAGGTCAACAACAAATGGCGTTGTCAGATCTACAACAACTTTTTAGTGCGGGTGGGGTGCAAAGACAATTAGCACAACAAGCATTAGATGCACAAAGAGCAACCACGTTACAACAACAATATGAGCCTTATCAAAGAGCAGAATTCTTAGCTAACCTTTATGCTGCTGGACCTAAAACACAATCAGGTGTTACTATGGGTACACAACCAACAACAAGTCCATTGGCACAAGCGGTGGGAACAGGTATAGGAGCATTCGCAGCTTACACAGGCGCAAACACATAAGGAGAAACATGTCTTTAAATAAAGTATTGAACAGACCAATGTTTCGCCAGAAAGCTTTAAAAAAAGGTGATCTTAAACCTGTGCATGCGCAGATGGGAACTATGGTTGGGAGTCCAGGTCCTACAATTACAGGTGTTGTAAATCCTAACAGACTACCGAGTACAGTGGTAAAGCCACAAGGTTTTTTTCAAAAATTAGGATCTGAGTTTAGAACTTCAAGACAAGGCATACAACAAATTATGAATCCAAAAAGCCCTCAGTTTACTGCAAAAGGAACTTTTGGATCTGGTAGATTACTACCTGGTTTGTTAGGTGTTGAAGGTGTTTATTCAGTTGTCGATCCAGTTGTTGGACAATATATGAAACCAGGTATAGCAAGAGATCTTGTATCATATGGTATTTCTGGTGCAGCAACCTTAAATCCTTATGTAAGAGCAGCAGGACTTGCTAAATTTGGATATGATACACTAGATAAATATGCATTTAAGCCACTTGCTGCAGGTGTAAAAGCTTATAGGTCAACACCTGTAAGTGAAAGAAAAGTGTTACCAGATGTTTCGGGAGAAGCTAGTATAGGTAATTTTCCAGAGCCAGCTACTAATGAAGAAATAAAAGAAGAAGTAAAAGTGACTTCAAAAGCAAAACCAGGATCTGGTAGACCAGGTTTTTCAGATAGACTTACAGAACAAGATAATGAGTCAGATGTTGTTAAAGGGAATGTAGACATAAATAAAGTTGTAAAAAATAATGACCCTAATCAATCACCAGTCACAATAGGTGCTGAAGATACAGTTGCAGAAAAAGGTTTTAAAGAAAAACCCAAAACGGACACTGAAACAAAAGTTACAGATAATAAAGCAAATGCAAATCTTGTTAAATCTGATTCTAATCAATTAGATAAAAAAACTGCAGGTGAAATAAAAGCAGGAGATGGCACAGAGGTAAATTCAGAAGTAATTGAACTCGCGAGAAAATATAGAAAAGAATTAATGGCGGGTCAGGGGTCACAAGCTAAAACAGTATTTCTTGCCAACCTTGCATCAGGATTATTGTCAGGAACAACAACCAAAGGTGGCATAGGTGGTGCATTAGAAGTATTTGGTAAAGCTCTTGGACCTGCAGTAAATAATTATGCAACAGTCAAACTTAAAGAAAATGAAATGGAAAATGAGTTTATGAGTGATGCACTGGAATTAGCACAAGATGAAATTGCAGCACAAAACGATTTAGTTGAGGGTACTTCAGGTTTAGATTTTGAAAGTTATGGATACATTCAATTTAGAGATAGAGATGGAAATGCTGTTAATAGACAAGGTGGAAGATTAAAAGATGGAACATATGTGCAGGCAGCCTTAGGTCAAGTAGATGCTAATGGGAGACAGCTTTATGTCCCAGTAGCAGCAGGAACTTTTTCTGATTACTTTACAGATGCTTTTGGTAAAAAAGAACAAGCTCAAACTATAAGAAATTTATCTGGTAAATATAAAGCATTAGGTATCGGTAAAGAAACAATTAAAATATTAGAGGATGCTGCTGCTAAGGGTGAAACTCTTGGTGGTCCAGTTGGTAGATTTAACTTGCTTACAACAAGATTAGGTGACGCTTTAAATGATATTGGGTTCTCAATGTTTGAAAGCAAAGATGCAGGTATGGCAAAAGTTAATCAAATGAGAGAAGATTTTAAACAAGAGTTAATTGATGATGGAATGTCAGACAAAGATGCAGAAAAATTCTTAAATGATAATTTTGGATCAATAGAATCTCAATTCAAAAAAACATTAAAAGATTTAGGTGTTTTTAAAGATGAAACAACTGCAGCTAATTTAGAAAGATTAGCTATTAATGAAACTGTATTGACATACGCGTTAGCTAACTCATTAAAGGATAAAGACAGATTAACACAAAAAGATATTCAAATGGCACAACAACTTGTTAATGTTTTCCCATTA